TTGTGAAGTTGTCACGCCTGCCGCCTTTGTTGCCGCAACTGCTTCGTTGCCTTGAATACGAGATTGATTTAATTCTTGATTTTGTCCATATGCAAAGCCAGTATAGTTACCGCTTTGCCCTGCTCCGCCAGTACCTGAAACATTTGCTGGATTATTCTGTGGGGCAGTTGGTCGATAACCGCCTCTATTTTCAGCCATGTTTACTCCTATGCGTATTGTTTAAATATATGAATTGGTTCAGAGCACATGTTGTCGTACTGAATTGCGATAGCAATTGCTTTACGAATCATTGTCTCTGCCTGGTTAATAGTCTTTACTTTTTCCACACCCAACGCTGCCAGCGCACCGAGGGCAACATCTCCGCCACTACCCATAACATATACATTACGAATATCGGTATCCCAAGAATAGTCTTCGGAGACCGAAAAGACTTGCCCTTTGACTGAGATGATGAATCCACCGTCAATTTGCGCAACATCGCCGTCCTCTTTCATGTCAATGCCTGCATCTATAAAGTTCTTGCGCATTTGCGGTATGAACTTGGTAGTCATGTAAGTATTTAAATCTTCTTTAAGTGTTGGCTTTGGTTGTACATAGCCGTAGTGCAGTATGTTGCTAGCACGGGATGAACCGCAACCAGCAATTAGCACTGTGTTGTTTTCTACAATCTTTGGTGTTTTAGCAATCTGAAAGCGACCATGCTCATCACTGAGTCTTGAGTCACATCCTAATACCGACCAACCGTCACCTTGTATCGCTACTAGCGTTGTCATTACTATCCCCTAGTTGTAACTCGTCCCGTTGCCTTGCCACTACCGCTAAGAGTAGATAAAATTGTTTGGATATCTGGTGCTGGTGCCTGTGGAGCCAAGCCCATTTCTGTAGTAGGGCCTCCCACTGGAGCCGCGCCCGGAACAGGGGACGGCTGTTCAACAGGAGAAGTTGCAGCCCCAGCAGGAGGAACTGGCTGCTGAGGAGCAAACACGTCGGCAATAGCCTCTTCAAGAGACTGGCCCTTTTGACGTGCAGAAATTACTCCCGCAATCTTAGTTACGATAGATGCTGGGTCTCCACCTGATGTTGCCATTGCTGGGATAGCCTGGGCCATCGCAGTAATACCACTAAGCAGCGATGAGCGCATGTTTTCGATTTCAATCTTTTCAAGTTCTTGTGTGACGTTTACGGTGAATGGAAGTTCACGCATCGCCATATCCTTGGAGATAAGTCCTCCACCAAGAGCCTGTAGCATAAAAATAAGTCCCTGTGCAGGGTTGAGACCGGCAAGCATGCCATAGCGAACATCTGCCGAGTAGTCACCCTTGATGTCTTTGGTTGGCTTGTATGTAATCTCGTATGGGCTTCCAGAGTCAACTCCGCGAATTGTCTTTTCCTCTGGGAAAATCTTCTCATCTACTTCAAAGCAGAGAGAAACAACATCGCGTAGAGCAGAAGCAAAGATTGCCTGTGCTGACTTGACCTGTGTATCAAAGGCTCCCATAAGAGCCTGTACGCCTTGACCTGTAACGATGCTTGCATCAATGTTACCAGAACGTCCTTCTGGATAACGAGTACCTGAGCGAAGTTCCTGGTTAAGGAGTGCTGATTCTGTGAACGCGCCTTGCGGGATGTTTAATTCGACACGACGAACGCCCGCTGGGTTGGCGGTACGAATTACCGCATCGCCACCCAACTGGAGTTCTTGTACGTCTTGCGGTAATACGATTGGCGCCTGAACGCTCTTCTCTGCTGCTTCCATTGCCAATAGGGCGAAACGGTTGCGGAGAAGTTGAATACCTAATACGTCGTCGAATTGTCCACGCATCTCACCATCAATAGACGGCTTACGCGCCACGACAACCATCATCTTGCCCATTGGATTCAATGCGCGAGATAGAACTAAATTACCCTTTTTAGGTAAGTAAATTACAGATTGGTCCTTGTCGTAGTAACGAACCATTTCAACCTGCGCATGCAGGTCCTGCTGGTAGCCTTCACGACCAAGGATTTGGGTTTCGTACTCTGGGAATTGTGCTACAAGTTCTCCAAGAGTCATCATGTAGCGCTTTGCAAATGCCACACAGCGTCCGTAGCGGTCAAATTCTGGGTAAGCCCCGATTGGATTTTCTACGCGGATACGCGGCAACTTGCTTTCTTCGTCCAATTCAATCATGAAAGGAACGAAACCATAGGTTAGGTACCAGTCTGCACCAGAGTACATCTGTACTGATAGGTCAGAATGAGAGAAGTAGTTGGCTGCAATACGGGTACGCTTGTCAGCAAAGTTACGTGCTTTATCGCTAACAGAATTAGCAGCAGAGCAGTTGATTGCTGGAAGTGGGGCCATAACCTCAGAAAGGTCACGTGCTACCACGTCAATAAAGTTGGCTACTACGTTGGCATCTACACCCTCTGGGAAGAACTCAGGGTAAACAGATGCAATTTGGCCCTTACGGACTGCAAGTACGCTAAGGTTACGAGCATCGCGTTCGTGGTTACGGTAGCGCAACGCCTCGACGCGTGCTGCAACCTGTTCCATTGATAATGCCATTGGTATCCTAACCGTAAGTTTGCGACCACTGGTCTGCAAACGCTTCATCTAAGTTAACTGCTTGTCGCCTTGCGGCTTGAGCCTGTGTTGTCCATCGGTTCTGCATCCACTTAGACGCATTACTGCTTTGCTGCATCATCTCGCGTATGCGGATAATGGCAAACCAGAGAGCCATAACGCAGTCGGTTGGGTTCTTGGTGTCCGGCTTCCAGGTAATAAGTTCCTGAACCAGAGTCTTGAGCCCTTCTGAGCCTTCGTTGCTGGGTAGTTCAATAATGTTGTTATCCTGGAAACGCCCATCGCGGGTATTTCCAAAGAGCATAGACATAGAGGCGACACCAAATGAGGTGTCCCATTTGTTTTTGCCCGTGAAGTGAGAGTTTAATTGGCATCCATAGGAAGCAAGGTAGGCTCTTAAGTCATCATCTAGGGCGTAAGCCTTCTGATGAGCGTTGATTTCAATACGTAATTCTTGAGGGCGATATTTCTCAACCCATTCTTCAATCAAAGATTGAATCTTGGCTGGGCTAGGGTCTGTCATGTTGATGCAGTCCAGGACGTAAATGCGCCCATCTGCTCTATTGTAAGTACACACTACGGCTCCTGTCGCACCCGCCATAGCAGGGTCAAGTCCGATAATGGTATAACCCTCAACATGCTGCGGATGTCCAGCAGCCCCGGGCTTTAAAGGCCCTCGTTTTCGCATTCCGTTGACGGAACCTGCGACACAGGTAGGTGAAAAGATTGAATCTTCTTGAACGTCTTCCTGCTGGTAAACCATTGCCCATACAGACGGCGCGACCTCAGAGCGGCGCTTAAAGAGAGAAGGTCCGTCCCACTTGGGATATAGCCCATTTTCTAAAACCTCATCCAAGTCGTTTTCTTGCTGGTCTGTATGTGGCCAAAGCGTTTTCCAGTTTTTAGGCTTATCATCAAACCGGAGAACTGCTGGCATGGCGCAGTAAGTAAAGGGGCTTTTGCCACCAGTCCATTGTGAGCCATCCCTAATCATCTTGTAGAGGTCTACAGATGAAACACGCGTCCCTACTATGATGAGTTTACCATGACGGCCTAAGCGAGTAATAACTTCTTTTTGAAGCCACTCAATTTGCTTTTCCCACTCATGGGCATTGGAACCCATCACCACGTCATCTAGAATAATCAGGTCGGCACGTGCTCCATATATCTGGGACCCAAAGCCCAGTGCTTGTACCGTAGGGTCTTTTTCACCAGAGTCTCGACCTGTACCTAGATAAATCATATCGGCAGACCATTGTGTGGCATCTGCCTTATACCCACCATTAGGGCCGAAGGCCGTCTGGAGTTTAACATATCCAGGGTGGGAAAGTCGGGTTTTAATAGCACCCAGAAACTTGCGTGCCATACCCTGCGTTTTAGAAACGATAATCACTCGGGTGTTAGGGTTGGTCACGATTTTATAAGTCACGTAATTAGTCGTGATAGTGGTTGACTTGGCGTGCTCGGGTGGCACGTTAATCAGGACGCGGTTAGGGTCGCCTGGTTCGTAAGTCATACCGGAAGGTAGCCACCTAGGAGTATTGCCCTCTATCAGGTCAATCCAGTCCAATTGATGGTTAAATAGTTTAGAACCCAGGAAGGTCTCAGAGAACTCCGCAAAGGGCATGTCTTTCATTTCAGCCAGGTCGGCCTTAATACCTTTACCCGCCAGACGTGCTTTATCAGAAGCCTCTTTAAACTCCGGGCTCTGCATCGTCCATTGGCGGAAGGCGGTGTCCTGACGGTCAACGGCGGCCATAGCGGCCGTGACGGTGGCACCCTGCTCCAGAAGGGCTAGTACTTTAGCCTGAGCATCTTCCTTAGTATAAGTCTGTTTACCAGCCTTGCGTCCCATTGTTACGTCCCATCTATAAACGCCGATTTAACGTACCCTATAAACGGCATAAGGGGGGCATTTTGAAAAAATTTTTTAATATATATTATATATATAGGAGGAGCGGAGTCTTAAACGGAGCGACTCCGTAATAGTATATATATACTATAGAAGACCCGTTCAAACGGGTCTTTTCCGAGTGGGTTGGGGAAGTATTTCCCCGAACCCCCTCTTCTTGAGCGTACACTGTGACGTAAGTCACACTGTCCGAGGAGTACTTTTAGTACTCTGAGGGGGCCATTAAATATAACAGAAAATTATTTAGGGAGTATATATATGTGTGCGCGCCTCCGTTTAATAAACTCCGGCTCAAAAGCGTGTCCGATTATCATTATGCGGGAATATGTAGTGAGTAACTATCTGCACACGCTCATGCCCCCGCGTATCTGTCCGCTTAAACGGATAGCGTAGGCGCTAAAGTAAGCGTATTACGCCTACTTCAGAGGGGTACTTGCATATACATGCTTCTCATGCTTTAATTATCTCAGTGGAAACGACTCCACTCCCAAAAGAAAGAAGTAAATATCATGACCGCATCAAAGAAAGCACCAAAGCAAGTAGTAATCATCAAAGCACCAAAGATTACAAGCGCATGGAATAACGTGTGTGAAGTATCGAATAAGTCAGAAGCGCAGATTGTGGAATCTATTGTGAATCTTCACAATGTCCTCACTCTCGAATCTCGCTTATCGGTAGCGGATAAAAAGAAGTTCATCAAAGGTCTAGAAGATAGTGGCAAGGTGTCATCATTCATCAAGGCTTCACATGTGCCAGCAATTCCCACATGGATAAACTTCCGCAAGGTCCACAAGGGCTTCTCTGCCCTTCCGGTGGCCAAGCAATTATCTACCGCTATGGCGTCATACGATATTCTCGGAGTTGGAAAGGGTGAACAGATGAAAAGTCTGGAAGCCTTGACCAAAGAAATCGCCACAGTCCGCAAGGCTAAGCAAGCGCCAAAGTCTAAGGATAGCGGTACACCAAAGAAGGATAAGAATACCCTCGCGGATATTCTCGCCTACTTCACCGCGCTAGACATGAGCGCGCTCACTGAGGACCAAAAAGATACAGTGTGTGAAATTCACGCGGTAATCGAAAACGCAATGGCATCCGCTTAAACGGATAGACCGAAAGAATAGCCTCACCCCTTCGGGGGTGGGGTTATTTTTTTTGCCCATTTTTCCGGCCCAACACAAACCGAACGACGAATGGCGCCCACCGCCGACACAAACCGAACGACGAATGGCGATAACCCCGAACGACGACTGATAAACGACACCGACCCCTATCCGCTTAAACGGACACGAAGTATTAGGGGTGCTTGACGGAAACTTCTTTATAGGGTAGACTAGTGTCATCAGCCAGGGTTCCGCCTTAGTTGATGCCCAACTATCTTATCCGTTTAAACGGATAGAACGGAGTACGAAATGATTGACCTAGATGAACTATCTGCACACCTTGAGGTTCAGACTAACATCCTGAACGAGAAGCGTGCAGAGAAAGAACTGTACGAGCGTGGCATTATCGCTATGCGTGAAGCGTATAATCGGGAGTCACAATGAGCGCTATCCATGAGTTCCCAATTACGCCAGCCAAACTATGGTGCGCTGATTGCGGTAAGAATTTTATTCATTACGTAGCGGGCATGCCACAGACTATCTGCGGATACTGCGCGGGAGAAGATGTAGGTGACTACGAATGATTAAGTGTCCTGAATGTAAGCGCATCATGACCATCGAGGAATATGCCTACGGGCATGATTGCGAGGCTTGACTCAAACTTAGCCCAATGGTAAGATAGTCTTATTGGCGATAGCCATGTCCTGAATTGGGCAGCGCATGGCTGGTGGCTCACGAAAGGTGGTAACGCAGGTGCGAGTCCTGCGGTGAGCGCGTGGTGGCAAATTGCTACCTCATCCGTTTAAACGGATAGTTCGAAGGATATGATATGGAACTGTTTAAGTTAGAAGCCAGCAAGTACGGCGTGAGCCTTACTACTTACTTCGGAGATGTCTACATCTTCACTCGCACAATTTACCTAGCAGTCGGCATTGTCGCCGTATTGCTTATCGCTAAGCGTATCCGTAAAGCGGTGCGGTAATGACATACCAATCAGCGGATGAACTCGTCAGAAATTTTTCCGACACAAATAATTCGTGGCAATCGCAACTCGACTACGAACTCGTCCAGGAGATTCTAGGGCATAGCCTTAGTATTGCCGAGTGGCGGGAACTTACCGATAAACTCGATGATATTGTCTTTGAGACAGTCATGGAGTTCCAGCGATGACCACGATTTTACAAGTGAACTTAACATCGGCGGAAGTTAGTATCGTTAGGCAAGCACTCCGCCATGAACGCGATAGAATGGTGAAGCAGGGTTATGCCAACCTTGCCAAACTTGCAGAGGATACGGCAAAGAAAATCCTAGTTGACAGTAACCTTTCTGTAGGATAAGATAGTACCACTTGAGCGCATGGTGCGTTCATGTAGTCATCCGTTTAAACGGATAGATTGGAATAGGTCATGATAGAAATCGAAAATGCAGAAAGTGTCGAGTGTGCGGTATGTTCAACCGATACTGACACCGATAATGCGTATGTCGTTTCATATGGTGATGACGTGGTGTGCAGCGATTGCGTTCGCACATGCGAGCGTTGCGGTGACATAGGCACTGAGAATGACTCTTGGTGCGTTGTCGACGGCAGGGAACTATGGTGCGAGTCATGTACCGATAGGGCTGCTAACTGGTGTGATTCTTGTGAGGAGTACACCACCGACAGCAACTACTACATCGAGGACCGAGGCACCTACTGGTGTCAGAGTTGCACAGAAAACAACACGACATACTGCGAGGATTGCGACACTTACAATGAGAGTGGCTGCGATTCATGCACTAATACTAGGATAATTCACGATTACTCCTACCGACCTGACCCTATCTTCCACAGTACCGACAAGGGCGAACGACTGTTCTTTGGTATGGAGATAGAGATGGAAGTGCCGAGAAGTTATGGCGATGCATCACAGTACGCTTATCAACTGGAAGCCCTAGACCTAGCCTATCTTAAGCATGACGGCTCACTAGAGAATGGATTCGAGTTGGTAACGCACCCCATGTCTCATGATTTCTATAAGAATGAGGCAGATGAACTGTTCAGGGTCATCGAAGGGCTGCGCAGTACTTATCAAGTAAAATCATGGAGTACCCGTACATGCGGATTACATATCCATATCTCACGCACAGGGTTTAATGGCGGTGCTCACATGCACCGATTCCTGAACCTGATATACAGTAATGCAGAACTGTACTCTGCGCTCGCTGGTCGCTCATCTGACCGCTGGGCAAAGTTTGATGACGTAGAGACGTACAACATGGTCAGAGATGATGAAGGGTTCATGTATAGAGGCCCACTGTATCGTTCCTTTAAGGAGAAAATAAACAATGGCCGACATAGTGATAGGTACTCCGCTGTCAATACACAGAACCGAGAGACGCTAGAGATACGTATCTTTAAGGGTACCACCAAAGGCGACACCATCAAAGCCCAACTAGACTTAGCGCATGCCAGCGTTGAGTACACCCGAGTCATGTCCGTAAAGCAGGTCAGAGATGGTGCGCTTAGTGCCGACTCATTCATGACCTATATCGAATCACTACCCGAGTTATACCCACACCTAAACGAACGCATGGCGCGTATCGTTGACCCTAGTGTCCGTTTAAACGGACAGAAAGTGAGTGCATAATATGTGCTTATTAGTAGTAGCATCACCCAACTCAACACCCAAGAAAAAAGACCTTGAGTGTGCATCGTGTAATAACCCGCATGGCTTCGGCTTTGCTGTTATCACACCGAATGGTATTGTCACGGGTCGTGGCATGTCAGCCAAGAAAATCATCAAGCGATTCCTAGAAGTACGCAAGGAATTCCCTAACAGTTACGCCATGTTCCATGCTCGCTATGCTACGCATGGCGTCAAGAATGAGGAGAACTGTCACCCATTCCGAGTCCCTAGTAATCCACAGACATACCTTGCACACAATGGTATCTTAGATATCAAGATAAGTGCAGGTGACAAGCGTAGCGATACGCGCATCTTTGCAGAAGACACTCTACCTTCTATGGGTGGCGTTACTGCCTTAGATGATGACCATGTATGGGCTATGGTCAGCAAGTGGTCGCTAGGTAGCAAGATTGTGGTGTTCACGCTAGACCCTGCTGCCAAGAGCCAGTGCTACATCATCAACGAGAGCGCCGGTCACTGGGACAATGAGGGCATGTGGTGGTCTAACAATGGCTACAAGCCTGCCACATGGTCATCTAGCACCTACTTCTCTACCCCTGCAAATCATGTAGAGCCGGTAGATGCCGTAGATATTAGTGAGTGCAGTCGGTGTGGTACCCTTGCCTATGAGGATTCCAATCCTTACTATTGCGAGATGTGCTATACATGCTATGATTGCTATGGTGCATACGAAGATGACTGCCTATGCTGGACACCATCACATGACAAGGCTAAGATGGCTCAACGAAAAAATGCTTGGTACTATGAGAAAGCATTTGACTTTGGCAAGTAATTCCATCCGTTTAAACGGACAGGAAAATTTCCGACACAAACAAAAGGGGGAAGCATGACAACAGAACAGCGGGAACAATTGCGGGAAGTCCTCATCGACTACCTGCAACTACTAACAGCACTACCAGTTCCACACGCAATGGATACGAGGATACAAGACTCACGCATTGCGCAAGTCCGATTACTACTACGAGAGGTTGCATAATGGCTACATACGAAATCGAAGTGAAGGTGTCATACATGTACGAGGTTGAGGCAGAAGATGACATTGAGGCAGAGAAAGAAGGCTGGAACTACGAAGAGTATAAGCACTTTGCTCAAGTGGATTCTATCAAGTTCGAGATGATTGAAGAAGGAGAAGAAGAGGATGCTTGAGTGCTCCATATGTAAATCAGAAACAATAGAAGCGGTATACTCTAATAATCTGGTGTGGTGTGAGAGTTGCTATCATAAAAGCCTTAGGGCTGACGATGCAGAGCGCACAGATATACCAGCGATAGGTGATATGTCCGATGCAGGAATGGATGGTGCATAATGAGAGACCCGCTATGGATGGAAGGCAACGACCTAGACGACGACGTGGAGGAGGAATACGAGGATGACCCAGACAGTGAGCACGACTCATGGTTCGAAGACTGAACCAGTTCCGGGCAATTGCTACGGGGATTCCAACCCTGATGCTTGGTTCCCTGACATTCCACAAGGCGCACGCTCCGAAAGGAACACAGCCAAATTAGTGGCAGAGACACGCAGGGCGCTAGCCCTATGTGACTCATGCCCGAAGAAAGCCGAGTGCCTACAAAAGGGCATGGAGCATGAAAACTTGGGCTTTGGTATTTGGGGTGGTATGCTTGCAGGTGAGCGTGTCATGCTAAGTGGGAAGACCTACACTAAACTAAGTGACCAAGGTAGGGCACTCATTAGTTACCGAGTGCTGGCGCCTATGGTTCGGAGGTAAACATGGTAAAAAAGTTGGCTCTATTGCTGGTTATACTCATGGCGGTGGCAGTTATGTCTAATCCGTTTAAACGGACAGACCAAACAGTGACGCCGGTACGAGAGTGGAAGATAGAAGATAGCAAGGCATATGCGCAGGATGTTGTCCAAGCATGGGCCGACAATCAGTATCTATGCTTAGAGAAGTTGTGGCACAAGGAATCAAACTGGAGACCGGAAGCCTACAACAAAATCAAGGTAATGGGCAAGAACGCCGGAGGCATCCCACAAATATTGGGCATGTCAACACAAACTCCTGCACCGCGCCAGATAGACCGAGGCTTCTCCTATATCATGCACAGATATGGAACGCCATGCACAGCATGGAAGTTCCATCAGAAGAAAGGCTGGTACTAATGGCGAGTTACGAATACAAATGCAACAACGACAATGAGGTCGTTATTGTCACCCGAGGCATGACGCAAGACGAGATTATCCCGTACTGCGACACGTGCAACGAGCCAATGTCTAGAGTGTACACGGCTGCGCCGGTAAAGTTCAATGGTACTGGCTTCTATTCGACAGGAGGATAGATGGACGAGTATATAGAACTAAAGGAGTGCGACAGATGCGAAAGCATGGTCGGCTGGGAAACCCTAATCACGTTAGGTGATATGGGTATATGCGAGATATGTTGGGACGACCTATGACAGATGACGAAATGCAGGAACTGCGGGACAGTATATGCGAAGGGATAGCGGAGTACTTTGACAACTATGACTGGGACAAGGCATTCGAGAAATATATGGGGGCACAATGAAAGATAGCAACTGGGACCTAGACCTTAGGGCTGGACTAGCGGGGGAGAGTAAGGTCGCTGACCTGCTCTCTCTTGATACTCTTGAGGTGAAGACGGATAGACGATGGCATGAGACAGGTAATATCTACATAGAGACAGAGTGCTGGATACAGACAAGCCAGTCATGGGAGCCTTCTGGTCTACGTACGACAAAAGCAACGCACTGGGCCTACGTGCTGGAGGATTGCGTAATTATCCTACCAACATATAGGCTCAAGGAAGTGTTATGGGAGAATGGCAAACCTATCAACTGTAACATACCGCCTAATCCTTCAAGGGGTTATCTCATCACTCCTGGAGCACTACTAGAGTTCGTCAGAGAGATGCATAACTTCGAGGTCGCAGAACAGCACCAAAACTTCCTAAACGAGACCTATGGATAAACTATTAGTCGAGGGTATCGTTATCGTGGTGTTCATCTTTATTTTCTTCGGGTTCATCCTGCCCTTCCTGGCTGGACTCGTCCTTATCTAAAAATGGTCGGAATCCGCCTAGGCGTGTAATCAGTCTCTTGATTGCACGCTTATGGCGCATTCTGGCAGCATCATCGCTAGGTAATTCAAGCGCCTCTGCTATTGCTCCGTATGTTAACGAGTTAGCATGCTTCTGATAGAGAATGTTTCTATCTTCGTCACTTAACTTCTTAAATGCACCCTTAATCTCAGCCATCATGGCCATCAGATTACCGCCCTCGGCGGGAGCAGATGGTCTTCCTGGCATGCCAAGGTCCAACTTAGGAGATTCAGTTACGTCACCACGCAACACGGCAGGCAAAATAGCCTCGACAACAGCGGCGTCATAGAAAAATACATCCGATAGTTCATAGCCCAATGTCTTGGCTTTCCAAAACTGACAATAGTCTAGCGCTTGATTGCGAAGTGAACGATACAATAAGTTCTGAGTAGACTTCTTGCTGAATGCTTCCCACTCTGTTAACTTCAACGGATGCAACACAAACCATTCATAGAGCGACTGGCGAATATCTTCGCGGTCCACCATACTAAACTTCTTGTGATACTCATCGGCAACATGGGATACAATATAATCCCAAGGTTCAATGCGTTCCCATTTCATCGACCCCACACCTTGCCTTCCACGATGAACGACCCATCACGGGCAATTGGAATTGTTACGGGAACTACTGTGCGACCATCAACGTAGAGCATGCCGAAGCCCTGCTGCCACGTGAATAGTCCACCCTTGATATACTTTGCTTCTTTATATTTCATGAGGTTTCCAACCTCCATACCCCAGACGGTTTGAGGAGAAGACGAACCGTATGATGTAGTGTGATGTGATAAACCCATGCGATGTGTGTGACCGCAGACGACTGACTTACCTGTACGCATGGCTAAACCAAGGGCCGTAAGGCCTCCAGTAGACTTCATAGAGCCTTCATCGCCGTGCATGAGCAACCAATTAGGAGCCAACTCGTATGGCTTTTCGTGGTATGTAGCACCGATACTTGGCAGGCGCAGGAATTCAGGCAAGTCCAACTCAGGTAGCCCGAGTAACCCAGGAGCACGCATCATAACTGTGTTATACAAACGGTCCGTGTGGTTTGACCGAATGATATGCTTGACCTTGAGTGACTCGAGCACCCGAGTTGTTTCGTCCCTATCCCGTCCGATGGAACGTTCATATTCGAGGGGTGTCCCCTTCGACCATTTTGAGATAGTCTGCATATCCATTTCGTCTCCGACCGATACTACTTCGGTTGGCTTGTAAGCCTTAATGAAAGCAGCAAGGTTGGCAACGGCACGCTTATCGTGGTAAGGTATCTGTAAATCGGACACGCAAACTATAGTTTTCATGGCTTCTTTTTAACCGCTTTCTTTACAGTTTTCTTTTTGGGCGCAGCCTTCTTGGATGCACGACGCTTGTTCTCTATTGCAACGTTCTCGCTCTTCTTGATGACGCGAAGATTATCCATGCGGTCATCACCTGCTCTGCCCTTGTTGTTCTTGTGGTCTACCTCTGAATCTCTAGGTAGAGTCTTTCCAGTGGCCTTTTCGTAATCAACGCGAGCCTTATTACTAGACGTCGTAGTAGTCGACCCGTCCTTTTTCTTTCGCTTGAATACATAGATTGGTCGTCCACCATTTTGCTTACTTCCTTTGTAAGGTCCAAATATCTTCATTCGTTATCCCACTGCCCTCTCAATACCAGCAATCCGATGATTGCATAGTTAGCCATATCCTTAAATGAATCCTCTAGTGACTCATGTTCTGGGTCAGCACCGCTGTCAACTAAGTTATTGATGCGAGCCAACTTGTCGTGCATGCGAACCCTAAGACCATTGATAGCACCGCCGGGTGCCATAGATATGTTCTTTGGGCCATAATCTCTGTGCTTGCTAAGGAGTAACTCGCTAAGTTCTTTGATGGCTGCGCTCATGTGTGTTTCCAAATGAACCTCGCGCACCAAGTGGGGCTCAGGCTTCCTATCAATCATCATCGTTGTTCTCCTTTAGTAGTTCTTCTAACTCTTCATCAATTGCTGACATGTGTTGATTAATGATTGCTTGGTGAACTAAATCTTTCATCTTCACAACATCAGTCTGCGCAGCGTATAGCGTAGCGTAGGTAACTTCCGTAATGTCTTTAATAATATCGGGCTTATCTGCATTGTGGTACAACTCTTCGAGCAAGGAACCGAGCATCAACGCGTACCCACTTGGTAGTTGGTAGGTTGGCTCAAAGATTTCCTCGTCATCTTCAATAAGATGATTGATAGCATCAAAGATGTTGTCAAAGTTAGTTCCGCACACGCTGCACTGTGGAATTTCAATCACTGTTCAATCCTATCTTGTCTCTAATGTAGTCGGCACCGTGCTTGACGTAGATAGAATTGACATCTTCGCCGTCTGGCATGGAGACGATAGTAACTGGAAGTTCACGGGCCAGTCCTGCTGCAAACTCTTTGCCAGGTTGGTCGCCGTCAGCGAATACAAATACTCTTTCAAAATCTGCGAGTAGTCGTGTGTAGTGTTTTTTCCATGAATTCGCACCCGGAACTCCAACGCAAGGGATACCGACGCATCCACTGAGTGTGATGGTGTCAAGTTCGCCTTCGCATACACCAATCCAATCACCCGCCCTTTCTACATCTATTACGTTATACATTTTGGTCTCTGCGCCAGTCATGCCCATGTATTTGGGCTCAACCGCTGGGTTAAGTGAGCGAAAGCGAATGTCCACAACGCCCGTTTTGGTCATATAAGGTATCGCTAGGCGACCCGTATACGCTTCATGTCCTGTTTCAGGCGCTTCTACTACGCCTAATCGCGCCTGACGTGCTACTTCCTTTGTGATTCCCCGACTTACTAGGTAATCTTCCGCCAGATAAATGCTTTCCGCGTACTTGACTGTTGCTCTGCCCAGTAATTCCTTCTGCGATAGACTTTGCTTCACGTATATCACACCCTTCTTTCTTTGCAATTATTTGAATGCTATTGCCTTGCATACCACACGCGAAGCAATTGAAAATGTTCTGCCTTGTATTGAAACTTGCACTTGCATGCGAGTCATTGTGGAACGGACACTTGACGTTTACTTGACCGCTAGTGCGGTTGATGCTGGCACCGTAGTACTTGAGCACATCCACAATATCAGGTAGGTCATCGTTACTTGTCACCGAATACATCGCCCAACCTTAATACTAAGTAGGAATCTGCTATAGACTTTCCTCTTGCTTTAATGACTACCGCTGGGAGTACCAGTCCCGCAGTGAGCGCTCGCGCTTCCGCATAGTTTCTTGCTTCTGTCTGCGCTTCGCTAGTCCATCCGCTGAGGTTGATAGCGTTTCCTGCCCCGGGCGCCTTGCATTCAAGGATACCGATAGATGCGTTAATGAAGTCTGCGCGGATGACAACGTCGCCCTCATCTTTGCTACCTCTACGAGCAAGTCTTTCAGCGTCGTATCCAAGTCCTCTAAAATAGTTTTTGATATCTGTTTCATAAGTTGCTCCTCTAGCCTTATGTGATTTCCTAGTTGTCATTCTTCTGTATCCAAACCTGCGAGTTGATTGCAAGAACCTTGTACTCTTTTTCGTGGCGAGAAAGAAATAAATCAATTCCTAACCCCGGAGTTAATTCTGTTGGCAACTCTTGACCCCATGTGTAGTCATCAAACGCCATGATACCACCAGCCTTTAGTAAGGGCCAGGATAGTTCTGCATCCATCAGGACCCCCACTGTGGTATGGTCAGCATCAATGTAGATAAAATCATAGCAAGGAACGTTACTTCTTCCATCGTACTGCTTAATGAGAAAGTTAAACGTCTTGGCTTGGTAATGGTAGGTATTGCTAAACTTTTTTGTCTTTTCAATGTAAGTAGAATAAACATCATTGAAGTCCATAGCCTTGTGCGCTTCTTCATCGCTACCCTCCCATGTATCAACGTCATTAAGCGTTGATGATTGTTGGGTTAAGATATTTTCGCACAACCACACGCTAGCATCACCAGTAAAAGCGCCTAACTGTAAGAACCGTAGGCGTATATCTCCCGCATATGGAGCAAGAAACTGTTCAAAGTTAGGTTTAGCGTATGGCTCAAACCAATTAGGGTAGTCTGTCATACATTCTCCGGGATGTCATCTATGTACATGTACTCTGGGTTGAACGCCAGCCATGTCATGAGCGTGCCGTTGGCGTCTGCTCTTCCATAGCGATTTTTGACTGATGCCACGCCCATCGATGTGCCAACTGTGCCGAGCGTACAAATG